GCTTCGCCTGGTCCCCACATATCGGGAATATATACGGCATTGATATATTTGTATAACATATCGGCCAACCCCTCGCAGCCAAGTTTAGGCAAAATTGTAAGTTTGGCCATTTTCTTTTCTTGTAGTAGTTTATATACTTCAAGATGGGGATCATCGGAACTGACCAGAAGGGTATGATCGAATTTGTCCTCCAAAAAGCGTTTAAGTTCTTTAAGGCCGCCGTAGTCAGCAGCCCAATTGCGAGCATCTAAATCATTAGTACCAAAGTAAAACTTCATACTAAATGAATATCCGTGAATAGTATTACAGTGGCTATCCGCACGCCACTGACGATATGCACATGGAAAGGCATCGACATATTCCTTTGTGCTTGTATATTTGTATACGACTGGTTGCATTATTTTTCTCCTATGTTAATAATAGCATAGGCAGCAGAATTTGTAAAGCGGGAATGATGCCCAAGGCCGCTATTAAATTTATTCAAACCCAAAACCTGGAATATTTTTTCTAATCCTAGTTCTTAATGTTTCTGTCGACATTCCAAGTGCTATTGCAGCATCATTCATACAAGGAAATACTCCAATCGGAGTTTTTACTTTTTTGGCTCTAACACTGTTTCCGCCTTTTGGTTGTTTTGATTTTATCTCTTTTAATTTTAATATAGTTTCGGGTTTATGTTTTTTACCATAAAAAGAAGTCTGGTTACCAGTCTTTCCCCAATTTGGATTTTTTTCTCCTTTGAGTCCAGGACTACCGGGTGCTCGACCATCTCTTCCATTTTCTGGTCTTAAATTTGCCCAGTCTTTAGATTCGACAATATTATTTTTTTTAGAAAAATCCAAAGCAAATTTTTCGCATTCGTCTATATTAGTAAATTCCCATACTTCTAATGTATCAATATCTTTTCCGTGAACTTTTAAATGCCGTCTCCAATGTTTTCCAGAACCTAAATACACATAAGGATCTTTAGTAGCAGTCATTCCGAAATATTTTAATTTTGTTATTTTATGTTGTTTTACATATAGATAAATCTTCATAGGACTCTCCCTATGATTATTTATCCTAATTAGCGGGTTGATGCTCGGAGGCCGCTTGAACTTATTTAAGTTCCTTGATATCTTGTTTGATTTTTTTAAGTTCGACGGATATTTCATCAATCATATCCAACTCTTTACGACGGCTACAAACAGTTTGTACCAATGTATACGCAAATAAACTCCAACCTAATAAACCACCTGTAAATAAAAATGCCAATATAAAGTATTGTGCCATAATGATTCTCCCATAAGTGTAATTATTTACATAAGATTATGGGAGAATTTAGCTACCTGTTATCGACTTTCGACAATTTTGTCACATAGTCCGTAGGCTAACGCTTCTTCGGCACTCATAAATGTATCACGATCCATGTCTCGTTCAAAGTCCTCGTAGGTCTTACCTGCTGTATTATGTTTAACATACAATTTAGTAAGCATGGTTTTCATTTGAGTGATTTCTTTGTATTGGATTTCAATATCACTTTGCATACCACGAGCACCACCACTGGGCTGATGGATCATATGACGACTGTGTGGCAATATATAACGCTTGCCTGGAGTACCTGCCTGTGCTAGGAAACTGCCCATTGAACAACCTTGCCCAATAACATATGTGGCCACATCAGGTTTAACAAACTGCATGACATCGTAAATTGCCATGCCGCTGGTAATAACACCACCAGGACTGTTGATATAAAAGTGAATATCTTTTTCACTGTCAGCACTTTCCAAATGTAGCATTTGTGCTACAACAAGACTGGCACTGGCATCATCCACTCCGCCATTTAAAAACACAATTCGCTCATTAAGCAAGCGACTAAAAATGTCAAATGCTCGTTCGCCTTGACCGGTCTTTTCCACTACCATTGGTACTAGCATATTATTCTCTTTCATTTAAAAATCATCATTTAATACTGGATTATTTGAACTCAATCCAGCAATAATTTGGAATCGTTCCCATGCTTCTTTTACAGCAGGTCGAGATTCGAGTTCTTCCTTAGGTAAACTTGCTTCTAACCAGTAATAAGGCAAACGAGCAACATTAGCACCAAACTGACGAGGCTGATGTAGTCTACCAGTCTCATAAAGTTCAATACTTATTTCTCGGAACTTTTCTTCGTCCTCGTCTGCGTAAGATGTCCACTCAGGATTGCTCCATGGACTATAACCATGGTAGCCTGCCCAAATGCTGGCCCACTGTTCGTCAATAGTTGGATTGAAATCTGTGCGGGCAATGATTACCAACACATCTCCGACATTGACTTTACCATCCACGATGTCGCGAACGCATCGGCTATAACTAAGACCAATCTTTGCCATTATCATGCTCCATTAGGTGAACCAAACATTACTTTTGCCCTGGCCTTCATGCCTTCGGGGTCTTGTTCAAAATTTGATATCATTGTTCGAAGTGCTTCTTCGATAAACGCATTGAAAGTCATATCACGCTTGTGCGCTTCTTTCATATACAACAGCAAGTCCTCTTCCGGAATATCTAACTCCATTTGGACACGAGTATCATAGTCCTTACCATCCTTGATAGCAAGAGCCTTTTGAATGAAGTCGTCATCGACTTCCAAGTCAATCCATTTTGTACCATCCCAAGCCTTTTCACCTGCTTGGACTTGATCCTTATATAAAGGATGAACCAAACGATAAGCACGATTGAGTCGATAATCACAGGCTTCAACTTGGTAAACGACTTGTGTCTTGGTATCAAACACAATGTCAAAACTATAACCATCTTGGGTCCCGCTCCAAGCGTTTAGGCTATAGGCGTTGGGGCTAAAGGCATAATAGTCTGTGCCTTCGGTGATCTTATAGTCAACCAGTTCCATCCATTCTTTAAGACTTAGCATGCCATACCTCTTTGCTTTCTTTAATGTTAAAATGTTGTTTAATCGATTGTACAGCAGAACCATGTACGCAGTCAACTATACTTTTGTCAAATGTCGTATGTTGGCAACTACGGCCACTTTGTTCTACTAAGGCAACGCATTGATCCAAAACAAGACTTACCAACTTTAGTACAGCATCTCGATCATACTGATCCATTTTGTCCCATGAACCCTGGGCTGTTAGTCCCGCTTGGTACATCAAATCTTCCAAACTATTTTCCATTTTGTAATTCCTTTAATTTGATTTCAACTTCTGATCGACTCCAATGGTAATAAACCGTTCGATTATCCTGGTCTTTAACAACCCAGTAAGTAAGCATACAGCCTTCAAACTTTCCGCTGTCTATGCGATACCTGTTAGTATCGACTTCCTGGTTGATTTGGTTCATTGCTGTTAGTACATTCTAGATTATGATCTGTTGCCTTTGGGCAACGCTTATTACCGCATATCGGGCATACAATAAAAGTTGACATAGTAATAGGCCATCCATTATGGTCCTTTACTTCTTTCAAACAATTATAGCAACCGCACTGATTTTTGTCAAGCATTGTCATCTCTTTTCGTCACTTCCGTCTGGCCCTATTCGATCCTTATCCAATGGATCGTCGTCCCACTTGTTGCCTTTGTCCTCTCGTGTATTCACAATATAGACCTGTTCGGCAACAGGGGGACTTTGATCTTCATCGTTTTCATATTGGTTAGCATAGTTGGCAATACTAAATGCCAACGCTAACGCAAACAAAATCGAATAGAGTATGCTCACTTGTACACTTTCAGGATAATAGTATCTTCACCAAATCGACCATTCAACAATGTGTCTGTAGTCTTGATCTTACCAAACCAAGTTTCAAAACGTCGTTGTGTATTTTGATCCTTGAACTCTTTGATCTGTTCCGCAGGTTTACGTAGTGTGCGTTGAACGCTTTTTGCTGTAAAGTTTAGTAGTGTAGTACCACGAACACTAAAACCTTCTGTACTAGTAGCAATATAATAGCCTAACTTTCGAGTCTTGTTGTTAAACACTACAACACCCTGAGCACCAACAATCTGTGCTGGCGGAACACTTACAATGCCTAACTTGTCGTCACGAACCATAAACTTCAATTTAGCAACCAACTTATCTGCAGGCACAGCCTTTTTAGCACGTGGCTTCTTAAGCACTTTGGCTTCTGCGGCAATCTGTTCACAAGCACTAGCAATACCTTCGTAAAACTCAATCAACTTCTTAACGTTTTTACGACTAGCAAACTTGTAGCCTTCACGCAACTGTTCATCGGCATTGCCACTGGCTAGCTCATGAAGCTCTGCCATACCTTTGGCAAAGAATGATTTAATATAACGAGCTTGAGCGGCTTTGGCACCCTTGCCACGTAACAAACTAACTAACTTGATTGCTTTAGGATCAAAAGCCTCTGGATCCATGATCCAACTATCGATTGCTTCATCGATCTCGTCACTCATAGCAACTGCTTGTTCACGGATACGATCTTGGATGTTAATAACTTGAGTTTGGGGTTTGACACCTTTTTCCTCAACTACTACTTCAACATCGTATTGCCCTGCTTCCATAATTTTGGCAATTTCGTTCTTTAACCAAGTAACTGCACTCTTACCGCTATTAAAATCTGCTCGAACATCGGGCATACCTTTTAACAAACAAGATGCAATAGCACCCATGGTCAAATGACAACGCCAGTCTTTGGTTTTCTTAAACTCTTGGATTTGATCTTTAGAGTAATCGTTACGGCCCATCCAATTGATGACCTTAACTTTCAAATCTTTTGCGCTAGTTTCCAAGTTGTAATACTTCATAGCACTACGGAAATGAGACGCATATTGTTCGGCAGTCATATCAGCAACACCATCCCATTGTGGGCTGTGATCACGTTTGGCATTCTCGCGGATGCTAACGCTGGTGATCTTTTTTGCTTTGGGTTTGATCTTAACCCCTGCTACTGTTGCCATTTTCACTCCTATGTTGTTACACAATGTAGTTATTATAACGCAGAAGTGTCAAAGTGTCAAGGCTTTTCGTAGACAAAGTATAGTCTATTATTGGCATCTTTTTTGAATTCCAATAAGTTTAGCCCAAATTTATCAGCAAATTCATTAACTATTTCAAAATTCCAGGGGAATATTTCAACATATGGACCATTTTTATGGATAATCCCGGGATTAGCACGTAGATAAAACTTTCCGCCCTTCATTAATAGATTAACACAATGTTGAAAACGGGCTTCTATTTCATCCCGGCTATTAAAGTTAATACTTCCTAATGCTATTATATGATCAAAGCTTTCTGGTTTAACTCGATATTCAAGAATATCAACTTCAAAATCGGCTAGATTATTGTAGGGATCAATTCCGATTAAGTTTGGTATTCTCCCTTTAAATGGATGATAACCACATCCGACATCTAAAACCTTTATTGGGTTACTGGCAGTAATAGTTTCGGCCAGTTTCCATCCTGTATAATCATAATCATTAGTACGGGGTTTCCAAATCTCACTAAAAAATCTCAATATATAACGCTCGCTTAAATCATCGACAATATCTTTTAATGTACCTTGATAATCGCAAGGTAAATCTATTTCTAATTCAACTGCATCTTTAAACTTTCTATATCGAGCAGGCGTCCAAGGTAAATCTTCGATAATAGTATCTTCATTAATACTGTCTAAGATTTTTTTATATTTTGGTAAACTAAAAGATTTTTGTAAATTTTCTTTAATCAAGTTTAAAATTTTAGTGTTCATTAAGTTTTTTTCCGTTTTGAGTAAATATTATTGCACTAACTCAAGAAAATCGTCTGGAGTTTTGTGTTTCATTAAATATATTTAAGGAGATATTATGAACGCGAAAGAATTTGTTAACAAAATTGTAGCGGATAACCAAGCACTTTTTAAAGCTAGCCAGCACAATGTTAAAGCTTACTTTGACAGTAAGCCGGCTCAAGAAGAACTAGTTGAACACTTTGTTGGCCGTATGGTCAATGAGCGTATGAACATGGTTGAAATCGCTAAACAAGTTGCCGAAATGGCCGCTGCCGCCGATCCGGTAGAGCTACAGTTGTTGACTCAACAAGCTCACGACGAAGCTGTTCACTTCCGTCTAGTTAAGGAAGTTATTGAACACATCCAAGGTTCGCCAGTTGATGTCGAAGCTGCTATTGCCGCCGAAGCTGCTAAACCGACTGCCAAAGGTGCTGGTCTATTGGCTAAGTATCAAGCTGAAACTGACGCCGCAGCCTTAGCCGCTTACCAGTTGGTTGCTGAAGGTCGTGCTGAAGCTGTTTGGGATCAAATGGCAGATTGTATCGAAGACACTTTTATCTCCGGTGCCTATCGTAAGATTGCCAAGGACGAAGGTTTCCACAGCAAGATCGGTGCTCGTAAACTAGAACAACTAGTTACTACTGCTGAAGAACAAGCTCGTGTACAAGCACTTGTTGAAGCAATGCGTAAAGACCTGTATGAAATTTCATGCAAGAACACCGTTGCCGCTGAAGCTGGTAAAGAACTAGTAGCAGACGCATACGGGTGGTAATTTGAGAATAGCTCTAAGCCAAAGAATTATCAAGTTTAGAGGCCGAGCGTATGATTCAATCGAGCACGGGTGGTACTCGTACTTGAAAGAGCATACGCTCTTTTTTGTCCCTAACAGATTGGATCAAGATTTCACAGCCATTGCTGATGAAGTTGATTGTTTTATTATCACAGGCGGCGACGACCGTTTGATAAGACGCACAACAGAATTAAAACTTGCAACTCAAATGATGTTGCATAATAAACCTATATTAGGTGTTTGCCATGGATGTTTTTTATTAACAGATACCCTGGGAGGCACCGTGCTAAAGAAAGCCGGACATAGTGGTGGCATTACACACGATGTGAACTATAAAGGTCAAAAGCATCAGGTAAACAGTTTTCACGGATTAAACATCAAACTGCCACAACACAGTGCTACAGTATTGGCCACAGATGATGATGGCGATTGCGAAGCGTGGATAGATGGCAATGTTGCCGGAGTTGTTTGGCATCCTGAAAGAACCAAGGACCACTGGCTTCCCGATGAAATACAAAACTTAATGAAACTATAATGGACTATGTTCACTATCTGCCATATTTGCTAGTTGGAACATTATATGGTTTTATTTTTGGTATTATACCTATCGCAGGTGCAACAACAGCATTACTAACTGTTTATGCTTTTATGGATTACTTTAGAGCTGATCCATATTCCCTAGTAGTATTCACTACTTCGATAATTATTTCGTCTAGCGTGGGAGATTTGTTTTCTAGTGTAGTCATGAATATACCGGGCGGAGGTGGCAGTGCCGCCACAATGGTTGATGGATTCCCACTAGCAAAGCGTGGTGAAGGTGCAAGGGCGTTGAGTGCCAGCATCTTTAGTGCCTGCGGACAAGGCCTATTTTGGGGTATATTGGTATTTGCATTTCTTCCTTACTATGCCAATGTTGTTACATATTTTGGCATACCTGAAATGTTATGTTTCTTATTGCTAGCCTTGACCACAGTGACCTTTGTTAATAACGAATACTGGGCAAGAGGATTGTTTGGTGTATTTTTAGGAATATTCTTAGGACTGGTAGGAACCAATCCAGTTACCAATGCTGAACGATTTACTGGAGGTTGGTTTTATCTTGCTCATGGTATACAGATATTGCCACTAATGTCGGGATTGTTAGCAATGCCTGAAATATTAGAATCCTTGTTCGATAAAGCATCATATACACCAGTGTCTAATAATATTGTTAAACAAATGTGGCAAGGTGCAAAGGATGCTTGGCAATATCGTTGGGATAGTATGCGTTCGGGATTGATCGGTGGATTCATTGGCTTGTTACCCGGTGTAGGTGGTGCAGTTGTTGATTGGTTAGCGTATAGTCAAACAGTGGCCGCTGGTAAAAATGATCTAGTTAAGTTCGGTGAAGGAAATATAAGAGGTGTTGTTGGTGCTGAAGGTGCTAACATGGCACAAAAATCTACAGCATATATTCCTACTATCTTGTTTGGTGTTCCCGCAGCACCATTCGAAGTCATTGTCATGAGTCTGTTTATGTATGTTGGATTAGAAATGGGTAGTCCGACTCTACTTGCTGATCCCGTATTCTTTCATGCTTTGAACTATAGTTTTATATTAAGTCTGTTGTTGACATTTTTAATAAGTCTATGGTTTGTTCGTTGGGCCACGATGCTTACCCGTGTGCCAGTAATGTATTATTTTATTCCGTTGATTATTTTAATATTTTGGAGTTGCGCCGAATATACAGGTGGTTGGGAAGATTATGCTATGTTAATAGGCTGTACGGTGCTAGGCATGGTTCTAAGATATTTTAAGATCAGCAGAGCCTGTGTATTAATAGGATTTGTACTAAGCCCGAGGATTGAACTAGTGGGTGAACAGTTCTTTACCATTTATCAAATCGACGAACTACTACATCATCCTATATCCGTTGGATTATTAGTTGCTACATTGATATCTATTGTTTACGGAATATTTTTTAGCAAAACAAAAATTAACTATCATTAAGAGGAAAAAATGAAAAAACTATTATTGTCGTTATTGTTTCTAACAGGTTTGGCACATGCCGATTACACATTTGTTGTACCTCAAGAACCCGGTGCCGGTACTAGCGTGTGGACAAGCATCGTGGCACATGAACTAGAAAAGAAACTAGGTGAAAAGATTGTCATTAGACACATTCCAGGCGCCAGGGATATTCCCGGGGCCAATAAGTTTCAAGACGAACTAAGATTTGATAATAAGACTGTAATGGTTGCACACGGTGGCAATGCTGAGAGTTATCTAGTTGAAGATGTGCGCTACAACTACAACGACTGGGAAGCGATAGGTGCAATGAACATTACTATTCAAACAGTACGCAGAACCGACAAAGATGTATTTCAAGACCTAAGATTTGCCGCAGGTTCTGGTAACAATCCAGACATGATTGCTATGACATTGTTGTTATGTGGTGACTTGCCAGATATTCAAGCATATGCAAGTTGTTACAATAGCAAGAACTTTAAGTTCATTCCGGGCATGAACGCAGGTGAACGCAGACTATCACTAACTCGAGGTGAACTAACTGCTATGCGTGAAACACCCAGTGCTTATTTGAAGTTCTTTACTACTATCCCTAATGTTGGTCCATGGTTCAACGAAGGTGTACTAAACATTAAGACAGGGCGAGTTGTTGCTGACCCTAACTTCCCTAAAGAACAATTCTTTGAAGAAGTTTACAAAGCTAAGTGGGGCAAATATCCCAAGGGTGATTTGTATGACACCTATATGTTAGTAAAGAACTGGCGCGATGTATTACAAAAAAGTTTATGGGTTAACAAAGGTAACCCTAATCGTGACAAACTGCGCCAAGCATTAAAAGAGATGTTAGCTGACACAGAGTCAATGGCAGTTATTGAAAAGGACAACGGTAAATATGAATTCCTAGTTGGTACACAAGTTAATGATGCTATGAAGCACTTAGAAGCATTGACTACTAAGAAAGCATTAAAGAATCTAGTATGGTGGAACAGCACGGTGTTTAAACAAAATGCTATATATAAAGACAATATTGCGAGTATTGCAAAATGAAATATATATTTGTAGCTGGTGCACCTGGAAGTAAATGGAGTAGTGTTGTTAAAAACATTTATTATAGCTCCGATATTGATCGAAGTGACTATACTGATATTCGTACCTATTATCACGATGCGTCAGGTACTATGGATTTGATGCACCTTGGGGCCTATTACGACCCAGGAATGGAGTTTGGTGGATTCTTTGATAGGTTACAAGATTTTACTAAAGAGCAATGCGAAAAAGAATTTGATAAACCATTCGACGGGAATGGAATACGCATTGTTAAAAGTCATGTATTTGCCCATCAAATAGACTATCTAAAGAAAACTTGGCCCGATTGTCCTGTTGTACTAGTACATCGTGGTAATGATGCTTGCTTGGGCTGGTGGGTAAAATGCGGTCATTTTGATATCACATATCCTAGTTATGTAGGTTATTACAAAAATTTAAAAACCATGGCAGGTATTATTCAAGATCAAAATCGAGATATATTACAGGCTTGGAACACTTTTAAAGGCATTGATGTAGATACAAATCAGCATTTAAGCAAAGCATTAAATATTACTATTCCCCCGGTTGAATATTTCCAAAATTATCCGGCTAACGATATAAAGGTAAAGGTAATATGAAAAAGAGCAGTTTTGATAAACTACGTGAAATAAGTCAGTATCATTTTGATAATGATACCATTGATCCTAGATGGGACACCGTTATTCAACTAGGTAAAATAGCACCTAACTGGGATGACGAGTTAGAACAGATACTTACAGAAAGTAAACCAGCTAACTGGGAAACACGCGGGTTTAAGGGAGAAGGCGTGTTTGTGCCTAAACCAGAACTAGAAGATGAAGAATATGATTTGGAAAGAGTTGGTATTGATCCCAAAGTAATCATTACTGATCTTGCTTGGCAACTTGGCCCTAAGTTGCAGGCTATCAGTGATAATTTTGGATTACAAGATTGTATGAATCGTATTCATGTACAGCGTCCAGGACAACTATGGCATTTACATATTGATAAATTGTACAAATGGTTTCCGGAAAAACCAGAAAGAGTACTACGAGTTTTTATCGCCTTAACCGATTGGCAACCTGGACAGTTTTGGGAATATGGCAATTTTGTTCATCGTAACTGGAAGGCCGGAGATGTTACTACATTTGATTGGCGTAACGTTCCTCATAGCACGGCCAACGCCGGATTCCATCCTAGAGTAACATTACAAATTACCGGTGTTATGACAGATAAGACTGACGACTATTTGAAAGAGTTAGCTAAGACAAATCCTCAATGAAAAAACTTTTAATAGTAACAGGTCCACAGGGATCTGGCAATCATATATTCAGCCGTTTACTAAGCCTTCATCCTGATGTGGAAGGGTGGACTGACATGTTAAACAACTATTGGGTACCTAGTGATCAGGAACCTTTTGCCGAGTATTGGGTTAATCCTGAACTATTAACTGAGGACGTATTTGAAGGTAAAGATTATTATTTTGCCAACGTCAGTTGTCCGTTCTTTTTTAATGGTACAAGGTATGTACCTAAAATTTTAGAAGTTGCAGAACGTGCTAAAAGTTTTGGAGTTAACGTGGAGATTGCTATCGTAGTTCGCGATCAAAATATAAATCGGGTCCAGCAGTTGCGTGTTCGTAAAGAACATACAACCCCTATAGCACAAAAATACTACTATGAAACTTTATTGCCTAGTGAATTTCCTGTTCATTTTTTAGATCATGAAGCTTTCTTCCTTCATACAACTCACTATTTAAAATGGGTTAGTAAAATATTAAATTTCCCCATTGCCTATGACAATCCTGATATTATGAAATTTATTACTGATGATGCTAATCATAAGTATGTATCTGCAATAGATACACATTGGTTAGATGAAGTAATACTTGCAGGTTGTCAGCCTACCAGAGAGGAACGACTAAATGGCTAAAAGAATATTGATTATGGGATTACCTGGCTCTGGTAAAACTACTATTGCTTCGTTGTTAGCAGAAAAACTTGGAGCAGATCATTTTAATGCTGATGCTGTTCGCAATCAGTTTAATGATTGGGATTTTAGTAAGGAAGGGCGTATTCGGCAAAGCCTACGTATGCGTGAGTTATGCGATGCTAGTACTGCTGATTATGCCATTGCTGATTTTGTTTGCCCATTGCCTGAAATGCGTAACAATTTTGATGCACATTATACCGTCTGGATGGACACCATACAACAAGGACGCTTCGAGGATACAAACAAGTTATTTGTACCACCCGAAGCGTTTGATATATGTATTACAGAAATGAATTCAGATTATTGGAGTGATTATATTACTCTGAATCTTCCCATTCAACAGATATCCAACCTAATTTCTTTAGATCTTCTTTGATCTCATCAGTAACTTGACCCTCGGGAACATATTTCATTTTTTCCATATATTGATCGTTCTCATCTAACTCGTGAGAAGCAAATCCCCCTGAGCCGCTACAATACCAATCAATGTAATCACCTTTTTCACGCATATCGGCAATGATGCCGCCGGCACTACGCCAAGAGCATGACCAACGCTGATCCTTTAGTATAGGCATAACATCCAACTTTTGGAACTGCATATTACACATGGCCGCATACAGGTTTTGAGCATAACTATCCGACGCCTTGACCTTATCACAGATCCATTTAGTACTACGAAGATCATACTCCAAATTGTCTTTTTGCCACTCAGGATTTTTAAGATTAGCCTCATCCTGTTCTCGCCAAGTTTTGAACATCTCAAGATAATCTTCGCTAGGTTCTTGACCTGTTTCTTTACATCGTCTGAGATAGCCTTCCTTTTGAAAGGTGTTACGTTCGGGGCTTTTATTAACGGTCATAAATCAAGTCCAAAGTGAATCACGGATTTTGATAAGACGAATCATCATTCTAAATTGTATAAATAACACTATGAATACCTTTATTGAAAAATTAAAAACAACTAATAACAAATATTATACTTGGTACAGCAACATCTGTCAACGTGCTTTATTAAGAAATTTACCAACTTTTGTATATACCGAAAAACATCATATATTACCAAAATCTTTATATCCGGAGTATTCTAAAAATAAAGATAATTTGGTAAAACTTACAGCCCGAGAACACTTCATATGTCATTGGTTATTAACTAAAATTATAAACGATCCAAAAACAATTTATGCTTTTCAAATGATGATTCCTAATAAAACATCTAACCGCTATCGTCTAAAATCTTCTACGGTTTATGAAAATCTAAAAAAACAATTTTCTAAAAATAATAAAGGATCTGTTGGAAAAACTTGGTATACTAACGGTACTGATAATAAATTTACATTAACTGCTCCGTCGGGGTTTGTTCCAGGCAGAACTTTCAGTGTAGATCACAAAAATAAATTAAAAGGTATTCCAAAAACACAAGAACAAAAACAAAAACAATCGACTGTCATGACCGGAAAACCTGGACTTACTGGAGATGCTAATCCTGCAACACGCCAGGAAGTGAGAGAAAAAATTAGCAAATCTCGCACAGGAACTACTGCATCTGATGAAACAAAAACTAAAATGAGAAATTCTAAATTAGGTAAAAAACGAGGACCTTATAAAGTTAAGTCCAAAGACCGTGTCTAACACGTATCAATCTTATCATCATTTCTTCATCCTCTGCTTCGTATTCTGCTTCAAGTCTACGCAGTTCATTATGGGCCAAATCACTTGCTCGAGCTAACTCGGGTGAATCTTTTGTGCCATCCCAACTTAACTTGCCGCCGTTTTGCAAACGACTTAGTTCGCAATAGGCAGTCCAACCGCTAGCATCGTAGGGGTCAGGGCGATTACGATATGTAGTAGTCCACCATAGATACAGCTCTTTGATTTCTCGAGCAGACAGTGCTTGCTGTGTAGGCTCTTCCTTCTCACCTTCTTCAATAAAATCTCGGTTAGTGAGTCCAGCAGCCCAATCTAAGTGAGCAAGTCCGGCTTCGGCGCAACGCCAAGTGCGCCAGCGCAACCAGCCGCTACGATACCATGGAACTGCATATTTCTTACGAGCCTCATTATCCCAAGCACAATGATGCCAAGCAGTTTCTATTTCAACAAAATCCACAAGCTCATTAAACAAACAAGGAAGGAACCGATTTCCAACGTCTTTCCATTGTCCAGGTTTAATATCTTGAGGATTTGCTGTAAGCTGATGACTACGAGAGACCCAACGATTATTAATGTAATATCTGACATCATTTAATTTGTCCGTAGGATAATGAATAAAATTTTGGATAGCGTCTAATGCATCTTCAGCTAACCAATAGCGAAAGCTGTGTTGCATTTTGGCACGAGTATTCCACTCATCCCATTCTTCACTGGTACCCATACCGAGTTTAGGAGTTCCGCGAATGTAATCTGCAAACTTTGAACAGGACCAATAATTACTTCTCATTTTATTTTCCAATAAAGGGTTTTAGATTAGGAGGAGTCCAACCTAAAGGTTTTAACACTTTTCCATCTTCACGCTTACGAACTTTGCCTGTTTCTTTATCGATTTTGGCAAAATTGGTAGCCATAACTTCTTTCCAAGCACCTTCAGCATCAAATCCTGCTGAATGAATAGCGCCGATTGTGACAACTAGTATATCGATTAAGGCATCTAGTTGTTCGACTTGATC